GCTTGTACCTTGGTCGTTTTGAACGACACAAACAGTAGAAGCAGAAGTGCCAGAGATTGACATAATTTTGAGCCAGTCATTATCTTGGGTACTCAGTTGTTGAATATTAAATGTTCTTGAACCTCCAGTATGGTCTAAATAAAAATATCCACCTGCTGAAGCATTAACACCAGTACCTGTATAAGTAACTGTATTATCAGAACCATCTATATCCATATAGTTAGTAGCACCATCAATATTAATGTTAGATGTTACTGTATTGTTAGAGCCTTGAATAATCCAATCTAAATCAAGTGATGCGGCTATTGCCGTTGTACCTTGGTTTAATGTAAATGTATTACCACTACCAGTAACAGCTACATTTTGATTAGAGCCGTCTGAACTATTAGAATTTGTTGGGTCTACTTGAATAGTAAATGTATTAGTACCACCAGTAAAGTTATATACGCCAGTAAAACTGTCTGCAAATATATCACCAAGAAACTTGTTAGTAGCACCAATCATGTTAATGTCTAGTGTCATGGCATTTCCATCTAAGTCAAAAGGATTTACACTGCCTGCTGTAGAGTTTAAACCACCTATAATATTAGATATTCCTAATTGTTCTAAGTCTATATTAGCACCAGTACCAGACTGGTCTACATATATTTCATTATCAGCCCCGAATATCGGCAATGCAATCAGCATCGCAATCAGGCTTATTAATTTTAATTTCTTCATGTTTCCAAAAACTCCTGTCGTAACCGACATTAATTAATTCTAACACAGCACTTTCTATAGATTTCATAAGTGCTATTGTTGTTGATTCATTGCGAGAATTACCTAACTCAACTTCTACAAGTTCTGTTCCCATCTCAATAAATCTAAATACATCTTCTGATTTGCCATAACTAAATATAGTTTTTTCGGTCATTACTTCTATTAGTATCTCTCCTGTAGCTACTGACACCATGCGTAAGGTTACTGCTACACTATCTTCTCTATATTGAATACTAGAACCAATACCTAAGTATCTAGCTCCTATACCGCCTGTAGCAAGATTGCTTTCATAAGAAATTACAGCACCTTCGATTAATACTCCAGCAAATAATAAAGGTCTTAAAACTTTTCTTTTATCATCTTCTGAAGAAGATTGTTCTCTTGCTGACCTTATAAGTTGTCTTTCTTTTGTAAGGTTATCTAAACCAACTCTTTCAACAACTGTAAAAAAATCACCATTACCTGCGTGTTTTAAAGCTCTTATAAGCAATGCATTTGGTTGTTGAGTTATAGCTGTACTAAATAAGGCAAACTCACTATTACTTTTTCTTTGTCCTGTTTGGTCTGTAAATGCTGATGGATAAACTGCTACAACAGGTTTTATTACAGGTTTAATAACATTAGCTAGTTCTATTGATTGTAATTCAGATATATGAACTACATCTTTTGACTTAAATCTTTGTTCGTATGTATCTTCGTATTGGTTAAATATAGAACAACTAGAAAGTAAAAGTACCAATAGGAATCGTAATTTCAGTAATTGTTCCATCTGCTTCCGTTATTTTAAGTGTTAATGTCACACCATCACTTGTGTATTCTATGGTGTTGCCTTCTAAAGTTATAGTGCCTGAAGAAGAAGGAGTTTCTCCAAAAAGATTATTTACTAATTGCCTAGATAGTTCTGCATATACTCTTGATTCAAGGTTACGCATAAATCTTGCAAGAGTAGAGTTTTCTTTTTCTCTTTCTATTTCATCCTGTAATGCTTTTATTTCTTCTTTAATAGTGAGTTTACGACTAAACTCTTGGTTTTCTATAGTTAGATAATGAGATGATGTACCAACACCATTAAAACTAGGTGATTTAAATTTATGAACTATTTGGTCTGCTCGTAAGTTTTGTATAAATATACCTATAAATAAAGCAAATCCTATAGCGATTACAAACCATAAAACTTTATTTTTTTCAGCTTCTTCTTTTTTAAGTTGTTTTTTTGTTAGTTTCTTTTTTACCATTTTTATTCACCTCTTGTTCTTTTAGTTCTAAAACAGTATTTACTTTTTGTTGTAAGCGTATCATATCTTGGTCTAATAGACGAAGTTGGTCAGTAAGTCTAATAATTATTTTTTTCATTTCTGATACAGCAGGGTCTATTGTATTAGTAATTGTTTGCCATACAAAATAAACAAAATAACCTAAACCAACTACCATAATGGTTGTAAAGCCAAACTTTTCTACTAGTACAACTATATCCATTAATCTCTTCTAGCGTCTATTTTTCCATCTTCAACAAAGTTTTCTGCTCTCGCTATTCTGTCTAAGTCTGGTTTTAAATTTAAAGCACTAGATACTGATGTATCAATACGAATTATATCGTTATTCATTATTGATGCTCTGGTAATAAGCATTTTAGTAATACCTTGTATACTTTTAATATCGCTTACAAGATTTCCCATAAGTTGTTTCATAATAAGAAATATAAAATAACCCATAATAAGACCACCTGCTATAGGCAATCCGACCTTTTCTATAAGGTCAAATGCTTCCATTATTTACTATTTATTTTATCTTTAGCTGTTCCTGCATATAATCCAAACCAAGCAGCACCTGCACCTACAACAACAGATATAAGACCAGATTGTTCAAAAGTTGGTGCATCTAATTCCATAAACCAAATAGTACATTTATAAAGTAAAACTATATAAACTGTTAAAAACATTCTTGGAAATATTCTCCAGGCATCTATCATATTAGATAACCATATCCAGTTTTGCCAAGGATTATCAGGTTCTTTATCATTCTCTAATTCCATGATTTTTTGTTTTAATTCACCAATTTCTTGAACCATAGCCATAAATTTATTAAGGTCTATTTCAACCTCATTACGACTCATGTCTCCGCTAAATCTTTCTTCATTCATTATCTGTAGCTCCTTGTTTTTTTTGCTATTTTTTTTGGTTGTTTTACAAATTGTTTTCCAGCTTTATTGCCTTTTGCTTTAGCTCTATTGGTTGCAGCTTTTTCACTTTTTGTTAAAGATTTCCATGCTGCGTCAGGTAAATATCTTTTTTTACCTTTGCTTGGTTTGCCACTAGAGGTACGCCACTTTTGTTTGCCCCAATCTTTTAATGACCTTTGAGATTTTTTAAGAGGCATTATTTACCTACTTTTTTTAGAGCCTTTTCATGAGCATCACCAAACTTAGTTCCTTTTTTCATAACTTTTATCATTTCGTCCATATGTTTTTTTGTATGATGTTTACTATGTTTTTTTAAAGTTTCTTTTTGTCGTCTATTAAGTTTCATCTATTTCAGGTCCTTCGCTGTATAAATTGTTAAATGTTGTTAGTGGGTCAAGATAACTCTCGTGACCTTCTGCTGAATGTATGTGTTGTGATGGAGCAAAATCTGGTGGACCTTCTCCTGTAACCCATAAAGCAGGACTTGTAGCCCTTACTCTATTATTTGGTAAAGCAACTATATTACCTTTCCATTCACAATCTTCTGTAATATATATAACATTAGATTGTTTATGTTGAGCAGGACAATCAGCTATAGAGTTTCCTGTGTAATCAACTGTAAATAAATATTTGCCTTGATAAAAATTATTATTAATTTTACATATCCAAGGACTACTGCTTACTCTGTCCATAACTACAACAGAATGATTGCGTGCTTCACAGTCCCAAGGTTGAGCTAAATGGTCCTCCATAGGCTTTGCCCACTCTGCAACAGGAATATCTGCTACAAGAGCTTGTATTGGCATCCTAGCCCACATTGCACCGCCATGAACATTAGATTCATCATCTTCTGCTTCACATCCAGTAAAAACTACTTGAAAACTTAATGACCTATCTGGAATAGTATTAACAGCTATTGCTAATGCGTGTAGGTATTCTCCATGACCATGCTGATGATTAGTAGTAAATTCTTTTCTAACCCAGCATTTAAAATGCGGTATGTTACTAATAAGGTAGGACACTATTTATATCCACCGCCTGCTTTTTTGTAAGCTTTAGCTACCATTTGTGCTTTACGAGCAGACCATTGTCCAGGTCTACCACCTTTACTACCAGCTTTAATTCTATTAAATATACGCTTACGCATACCTGGTTTAGTATAATTGCCAGCTTTATTAACTGTTGATTTTTTTTGTCTGCTCATTATACAAACTTAGCTAAAAATACAACTCCAACAATAAAAGGATAAACTGCCCAAATCATATTATCTAATTTATCAAATCGTTTTGAGCCATCTTCCAATCTTTTATCAATACTTTTATACAAAGCTCTACATTCTTTTTCGTGAGACTCTATAGCATTTAAAGCATCTTTTACAGTTGCCATTACTTTTTTGGTGCTACTTCTTTAGCTTTACCTATATTTAAAGCTAACATATCAATAAATTTATATATTTTGCCAATCCAAACATCATCTTTAGGAGTTGATGTTGTTGCTGCTATTAAACTTGAAACAGTTACTATTAATGTAACCCAAGTTACCATACTCATTACTATATCCATTATTTACCTCCTTTGGTATCTTCGGATTTTTCTTCTTTTTTAATAACTTCTTCAGAAACTTTTTTTGTTTCTTCTGCCATTAAATTATTAAATACTGATAAGCTTGCTTTTACTTGGTCTAATTGAAAATTTAAATTAGCTTGTTTTTGCATTAAATCTGAAATTTGTGCTTTACAGTATTCTTGTTCTTTTGTTAATTTTTTTTCGTTCATGTTAATACCTTATAGTTAGTTAAAGTTTAATTATAATGCATTATGCAATCAAATTGAAATCTTATTAACTGTTGTCAGTTATGTATTTCTTACCAGTAGCAATAGCTGCAACGTGAGTAGTCTTTTTACTATCTGCTGCTCCTTTTACATTGGGTGTATCATCATCACTATCAACAGGTTTGTATTCTAAAATAAGTTCTAAGTGGTCTACGTTCCTTTGTACCATTTCATTTATTTCAGATTGTGTCATTCTTTCAACATTCCAAGTTCCAGCTTTTACACCGTCAATTAAGTTTACGCTATCAGTTCCTGCTAATAAAATTGATGTTACTGTTCTAGGTTCTACAGTCATATTATTCTCCTTTTAAAGTTGTTATTTCGGCTTTTAATTCATCTACTTGCGTAGACAGTTCTTGAACTGCTTTGACCATTACAGACATTAAAGCATTAGGTGCAACTCTTTGTCTGCCATCTGCTTCATCTTCTGACCACATATCAAAGCCTTCTTTTAAATTATGGTTATCTATAGTTTCTTTAACTTCTTGAGCTATAAAACCATGATTATATTTACCATTCATGGTTCTTTCTTCAGAACCCTTTTCATATGCTCTCATGTCTGAAGGTATATCTTTTTCTTTTTTCCAAAGAAAAGTAACAGGTCTTAAATCGTTTATAAAATCTAGTCCTACTTTTTCATCTTGTATATCTTCTTTTAATCTAATGTCTGAAGGAGCTGTAATTGAAGTAGCACCAAAAGCTATAGCTGAATCATTTGTTCCTTCACCAAAACAAAATGATAAATTAGCATTACCTACAGCACCTCTACCCATAACTATTTGATTATGTCCACCAGCACCAGATATTTCAGCAGTATATCCAATAATTATATTTTCATCACCATTGGTGTATGCATCACCTGCATAAGCACCGATTGCTACATTTTGAGTACCTGTGGTAGTTGCTTGTAAAGCCTTTAGACCAACTGCTGTGTTGTTAGAGGCTGTAGTGTTAGCATAAAGTGCTTCCTGTCCAATTCCTGTGTTACCATCGCCAGTAGTATTGTTATGTAAGGTAAAATAACCCATTCCAACAAGAGCACTTCCACCAGTATTACCTGATAGACAGTTTGAACCAACACCTGTATTACCATGATTGGCATTAGAACTTAAACAACTTTGACCAACAGCAGTATTTTGAAAATGTCCAGTTGAGTCAGATAAAGCATAATAACCAAGTGCAGTATTCCATTTACCATTACCCCCAGTAAGTGCATCACCTGCATTTGCTCCAACACAAACATTCCCACCACCTTCTGTTATTGCAGCACCAGCATTATCACCAACTACTGTGTTTTCTGTACCTGTTGTACAAGCAGCTAAAGAGTTATGACCCACAGCAACATTCAAATGACCTGTGGTGTTTGCTAACATAGATTGTTGACCAACTGCGACATTTAGATAGCCAGTTGTGTTTGCTTTCATTGATTCCCAACCAACAGAAGTATTGTTATACCCTGTAGTGTTTGCTTCTAAAGCTGAACCACCTATTGCTACTTGTTGAGCACCTGTAGTGTTTGCTATTAAAGCTGATTTACCAACTGCGGTATTGTTACTTGCTGTAGTGTTTGCTTGTAGAGCAGATTGACCTACAGCAGTATTTGATGCACCAGTTGTATTAGCTGTTAAGGCAGCATAACCTAATGCAGAATTACCACTAGCAGTAGTATTAGCATCTAATGCTAAACCACCCACAGCAACATTTTCAGTCCCTGTAGTGTTTGCATATAAGGCTGCATTACCAACTGCTGTATTATCTGAAGCTGTTGTGTTACTACCAAGTGCTAGTCTGCCAACAGAAGCATTACCTGTACCAGTCGTATTAGAGGTTAAGGCTTCAAAACCAAAAGCAGCATTGTTATCTGCTGTGGTATTTGCAGCTAATGCACCTTTACCAACTGCTGCGTTATATTGACCTGTAGTGTTTGATAATAGAGAATGATAACCAACTGCTGTGTTGTTTGAGGCTGTAGTGTTTGCTGATAAAGACTGATTACCAACAGAAGTGTTATTAGCACCTGTAGTATTTGTTCCTTGTGAATTGTTACCGACTGCTGTATTTCCATCTGCTGTGGTGTTAGCAGTTAAAGCATTATAACCAAGTGCTGTATTTAAGTCGCCATCTACATTAGCATCTAAAGAGTAACCACCAACACAAACATTTCCTTCTCCTGTAGTGTTGTTTAATAAAGCACTTCTACCAACTGCTGTGTTGTTTGAAGCTGAACTGTTACTTGCTAAAGCACCAGCACCTAAAGCTACATTATGACTTCCAGTAGTATTACTAAGCATGGTGTCATCTCCGATAGATGTATTACTAGCTCCTGTAGTGTTTGCACCTAATGCACTTGTTCCAACTGCTGTGTTATCAGAAGCTGTAGTATTAGCGTCTAAAGCATTTGCACCTACAGCTACGTTTGAAGCACCTGTAGTGTTTGCTACTAAAGCATCCCTACCAACTGCTGTGTTGTTACTTGCTGTTGTATTTGAATACAATGCACCATACCCAAGAGCTACATTACTAGAACCTGTTGTGTTAGTAGCAAAACTTTCAGAACCAACCGAAACATTTGTTGCTCCTGTAGTATTTGCTGTTGCAGAATTATAACCTACAGCTACATTATTATCAGCAGTAGTATTAGCATCAAGTGCTAATGCACCCATAGCAACATTTCTTGTACCTGTAGTGTTTGCTACTAAAGCACTAGAACCAACTGCTGTGTTGTTATCTGCAGTTGTATTTGCATATAAAGCACCATTACCAATAGCTGTATTTGAACTACCTGTAGTATTAAGTTCTATACTTCCTGAACCTATAGCAACATTAGAACTACCTGTAGTTACTTTAGTTAAAGCTCTACGACCCATACCAGTATTATCATCACCTGTCGTTAAGTCATCAAATACTTCATAGCCTAAACCTGTGTTTCTTAGAGCAGAATTAATAGTTCCTGTGACACCATCATTACTTATTAATATACTTTCAGTTTCTATTACATTAATACCTACGCCATTGATTGTGCTTGAACCTGTAATAGCTCCGTCTACTTGTAAGGTAGAAGCCATATCTACAGCTCCGTCTATATCTACTACGTCTAGGTTGGTAGTTCCGTCTACGTCTATAGAACCAGCTAAATCTATATCACCACTAAAAGTAGCTGTTTGTGCAAAGGTAACACCACCGCCATCTGCTATGGTCATAGCATCATCGCCATCTGTATATTCTATAAGAGCTGTTTGTATTGAAGCGGATGTTTCTATAATGCCACTTGTTTGTAAATTTAAAGAGGCAAAAGCATCAAACATTGCTCCACCTGAACCTGCACCATCTGAATAAATAACTTTAGTTTTACCAGAAGGTATCGTTATTGTAGCTCCAGACCCTTGTTTAATAATAATAGATTGAGAACCAGATGTTCCATTTTCTATAATCCATAATTTAGAGACTGTGTTTGGTCCTATAGTAATAGTACAAGTAGAGTCTAAAGTACCTGTATATTTTAAGAACATAGACCTGCCTGGGTCTGTAGCTCCATCAGCTATAGTAGTAGTATGCGTATCAGCATTAGTTGTAATGGCTTCTGTGCCATAACTAAAAGCTTCTGCTATTAACTCAAGATTGGTGTTTGTAGTATCACCCCATGTTCCACTAGCATCACCAGTAGCCATCTCGTTTAATCTTAAATCATTTACATATGAACTTGCCATTTTTTATTCCTCGTATTAATTATATTGTATCAAGCAACTTCGCTCCAGTCTGGATTTTGTGTTGTTGATACTTCTTGATAATTAGATGTTTGTGTTGTTGTTATTGTTTGATAATCTGCTGTTTGTGATGTATTTACAATACCCCAAATATTAACTCCTTGTATACCACCTGTTCCTATAACTCCTTCAGGTTCTATTACAGCTTTACCTATATTTACAACATTTCCAAGTGTTGATGTTGCTTCATTACCTGTAACAGAGAATACATTATCTGTTCTTGTTGTTGCTGTTCCTAATGAAGATGTTGCAGATATTCCTGTTGGAAGTATATTAGCATCTGCTGTAACAATTTCATCTCCAACTTCTAAAGTTGTTGCTACTGCTGATACACCTGTTACTGCTGCACCTGCTGTAATTGCATTGCCTAATGCTGAAGTACCTGTATTACCTGTAACAGAAGTATTAGCTTCTGCTATAACAGTTTCATCTCCTAAAGTACCTGTTCCTGAAATACCTGTAGGTAAAATAACAGCAGTACCTGTAATTGTTTCATTACCTAATGTTGATGTTGCATTAACTCCAGTTACACTTACTAAAGCTTCTGCTATTACAGTTTCAGAACCTAATGAAGATGTTGCAGATATTCCTGTTGAAGTTATAACACACTTTGCAACTACTACAACAGAACCTAATATTGATGTGTTTGATAATCCTGTTATAACAGTATTAGCATCACAAATTACTATTTCTGAGCCTAATCCAGAAGTACCTGTATTACCTGTTACTTGAACAGTTACATTAGCTACAGCAGGCTGACCCCAAGGACCATCACCCCATGTGGAACGACCCCAACCGACTGACATTATTTTAAGCTATTCTAATTATTGCGTTTGATGCATCTGCTGCTGGAAATTGAATAGTAAAATCACCATTAGTTGATGTTTTATCTCCACCAAAATCTAAAACACATACTGAAGGGTCGCCAGATGCAGCTTCATTATAAATTAAAGCACCTCTAGCTGTAATTGTAGCTGTACTAAAAGTTAAATCATTAAAGTCTGTTAATGCAGTTGTTCCAGATGTAGTAGGGGTAACACTTGTTAAAAATGCACCTTTAGCTGTATAACCTGTTCCGCTTGCTTCATTACTTGAAGTATATGCAGTAGTTGCTGCACCTAAAGAAGCACTACTTGTATAAAGTGCTAACTTAAATTGGTCACTTGCTGCGGTAAAATTATGTGTAGCGGTCATTAATTCTTTTTTAAATGATGTGCACATTGCTTGTGATATTGCCATTATATTCTCCTTATGATATCAGCCATTTGTTTATGACCTTGTTTTTCTAATAAACCCGCTACTGTTGCTCTATCACTTGCAATAGCTTGCTTCATATATAATAAAATAACTTGTTGTATTGTGTCTTTGAATGCTTCTGCTTGGGCTTTTACCATAGGGTCTGCATTATCACTAATACTTACAATTTTATTTACTACTCTTTCTGTCCAATATTCTGGACTTAAACCTGTATTATTTGTTGTTTCTACACTTACAGTTCCAACTGTTGGCTTTACATCTACACTAAACATTAACTTACCTGCTGTCTTACAGGACCACTTCTATAGTTGTCCTTAGTATTTTTGCCTTCTCCTAAATTTTTAAGTCTAGAAACTGCTTCATTAAATCTATTCTGATAATTTGTAAGTACATCTGGTTCACCTTTCATAAAGGTATAGGCTTCCACTAAAGAACCATATAACAAACAATCTGATGCATTTGTTCCTAACCAACTAGTTCCATCTGCAGATGTTGTAATTGATGTTGGAGTATATTCATAATGTAACTCTACTGTAAAATTACTATTAGGAGTAGGAGCTACAATAAAACTATCTTCATCAAATCTTGCATAATATTTAGGAATACCTGTTGATGTGCTATCAGGATATGCTTCTCTTATAAAAGCTACATCCTTATATAACAAATATTCATAACCACTATTGTCTACTGCTAAAGTATGAGATGCTAAAAAATCAGTTGGACATGATAAATATTGATTACCATTAGTCAAAGTACCAGATACATTTTTTCTAAAAAAAGGTAATGAAACTAATTTTTGTATTCTATCTTCAGTAGTAACTATAAAATCATCTAAATTATTATTAAATGTAGTTTCAGTATTATTTGTATAATCCTGTATTGCTGTTTTTAATGTTGTATATGTCCAAGCCATTATTCTGTACTCACTGTTACTGTTCCTACTTCAGCACTAGATAATATTCCTGTACCTGCAACTGGATTAAATCCATAGTAAGAAGTTGATTCTTTTCTTCCTCTATCTGGTCTTGGATTAAATAATGATTCATTGTCTGATGTATCAAGCTCACCTAGTTTATATTGAGGATGGTCAACATCAAAACAACTATTACATACTCTTAATCCATTACGAATACTATCTTGTATTTCGTATTGTAAATCGTTTAGCTTATAAGTAAAACCACATCTATCACAATCACCTAAAGCTTTCTTTCCTGCAGCATACATTATCTATAAGCTTGCATATCAGGTACGAACTTAACAGATGCTCTTTCTCTATCAGCATCACTTACATCATTCCAAAGTTCATCATACCTTTGTTTAATCATTGGAACTCTATTTTGTGCTTCTGGCATTTTACAAGCTAAGTTATAAGCTAATGCATATGTTAAGCATGGAAGATATCTACTAGGCACATCAGCATTGTTACTTGCTACTGTACCAGCATCTTCTATTCTTTTAATGTAATCATATACCAAAGTATAAGTTTCAGCAGAATCAGGAGTTGCCCATAAAACAATATTATTAGAGCTAGTGCCTTTATCTACATAAAACTGTGTTGGTTTAGATTGTAGCAGTTTGCTAGCTTGATGATTATATTGAGTTCTAGATATTCTATTTAATCTTTGGTCAAATTGATTTGCAGTATTTCCTGCATCAGTTCTAATAAAAGCATCTACTACTTCTAATGCACTAGACTCTAATGCATAAGTATTAGTGCCAGCAGTTAATGCTTGTGATGCTTGTTCAATCTTCCAAAGATTTAAACCTTTATTCTGCCATTCTAGAAATATTAAATTAAGAGCTCTTTTAGCTCCTTTGTAGTCATAACCAGAACGCAACTCGCTACCGCATAAATCATAGGCTTCTTCCATGATATCGGCTAAGTCTAATGTAAATGCTGTTGTTCCACTTGTTGCCATTATTTATTCCTAATTAACACTTCCACCTTCTACGAGCCTGTCTAATTCTTGAATTAGGGTCGTTTCTGGTTTTGGCTGAACTTCTTTTAAGTTGACCTAAAGACCTTGCACAATAAGATTTTCTGCGTTTAGCAGCTTTACTGCCTTTCTTAACTTTACCTGTAACTGCTGTTTTTAACTTAGAGCCAGGGTTTAATCTTCTATAAGCTTTAACCCCAGCTTTAGTCATACCAGCACCAGATTTAGTAGAACGAAAGTTCTTCTTATTTCTAGCAGGCATTGAAGCCTGTTTTCTTATTGGCATATGTATTTAACTAGGACTTTCCGCCTCTAGCCATACCTTTAGACCTTTTCTTTTTCATAGCTGGTTCATTGCTAGTCATACCGCCACCAAACATTCTTTTTACATAATCTTTGTGTTGTTCGACTTTAGAAGCTTTACCAACTTCTACTATGCCAGTTTTACCGCCATTAGACATATATTTAGATTTTTTCATAATAAGTACCTTTATTTTTTAGCTACAGTTTTTTTCTTAGCTGTAGTTTTTTTAGTTGTTTTTTTCTTAACTGGTTTTTTACCACCAACATAAGCTTCATTAACATCTGGAGTAGATGGGTCATCAGCTACAAGTTGACCTTTGTCATTTCTTGCTCTCTCACCATTCATCTCAGCACATTTACGTTCTGCATCTTCTAAATCTGGGTCTGGACCAAATATAGGTCTATAGATACCATCTTCATTAAGATGTAAAACTTTATATTGTGATGGAAATTCACCAGTTTCTGATATTACATATTTTTTTGCCATAATTAATTCCTATTAGTCAGAATATACTTTTGTCATCTCTAAAGTAATAGAGTAAGTATCTCCCGAAGAGTGTCCTTTAGTAGTAAATAATATGTCTCCTGTTTTACCACTACCTGCATTATTTGGAAGTCCACCAAAGTCTTTAAAATCCATATGTCCGTTACTACTTTCAGCTAGCTCTGCTAATAAAACATTAGTAGTAGCATCTAAAAATAATTGAACAGACATACCTACAACAGCATGACTAATACGCAATACTCTAACTTCTGAACAGGCTACACCTGCTGCATTAGAAGCCAAAGCAGATACATCTACCTTGGCTACTGCGGATTCTCCTGTGCCATCGCTGACATTTGTAAACTTCATAACACAATTTCTTTCACCATCAATTATGGTTTGTGTTGTTACTGCATCAGCCATAAGTTACTCCTATTAAGCGTCTGCAAATGGAGTTACTAAAGTGCCTGAACCTAAAATGATTCCTTCTACTGCGTATTTAGCACTACCTACTGCAGTTACTTTAATAATACTACCTGCTAATCCACCTTTAGTTGAGCCATTTAATGTAATGACATCATTAGATGCACCAGAAATAAAAGTTTTACCTGTTGCATTAGTAACACCAGTATATAAACCGCCTACGAATTTATCTGTACCATCTGTAAGAATATCCATATCGGTAGCTGCTGTTTCTACTACAAAAGTAAAAGTAGCTCCTAAATTGTTTGTTTGATTTGGGTCGCTATCTTCACCTGGAGCTGTTGCTACTATGCTTGGTAAAGTAAATTTACCATCAGCATCATTACAGGTTAATATTTTACCTGCATGAGCCGCTACTGTTAGTGAAGTATCTGCAGTTAAACTAACTACGTTAGCGTTACCTGCTGAAATGAATCCTGCTAAAGATTGTATTGGACCTGAAAATGTCGTCTTTGCCATAATTTCCTCCTGGGAAATAAGTTCTACCGTCTTGGCTTGTCTGCTAGGTCAGTCTGTAGAACAAGTTAATAATCCTAGATTTAATAATATAACACAAAAAAAAGGGGAGCGTATGCTCCCCTTTACAGTTCTTACGAACTACCTGGCGAACCAAAGATACCTAGTGGGTCAGATACACCGAAAGAATATCTTTCTCTCGCTTTATATCTAACATTACCAGTATCGAAGTCTCCATCCATAGTAGTAGTCATAGGAGCTCTAACAA